GAGCTTAGTGGTGGTGATCGCATTCTTACTCGCGGACTATTTAAGGATCCTATTGAATTCAAGCCACAATTTACGATGATTATGACTTGTAATGAATTGCCTGAGGTACCGAGTGATGATGGCGGTACTTGGCGACGTATCAGGGTCATTGCATTTTCTTCAAAATTCTGTGAGAATCCAAATCCCAATGTCCCTACAGAATTTCCATTAGATCCTGACCTACTGGAAAAGTTTGATAGATGGGCGGACACTTTTATTTCGATGATTATCAACTACCATTCACAGATTGACTTCAAGAACATTGTGGAACCGAAGGTGGTTAAAGATGGTACAGAAAGTTATAAGAAGAATAATGATCTCATTGGTCAATATGTGGATGAAATGTTGGAATACAACCCAAGTTCAGATGAACGTACTCAACTTGTGAAATGTTACTTGGACTTCAAAAGTTGGGTTGGAGATATTACGGCAAGAGGCTGTGGTAAGAAGATGCCCGACAGAAATCAGTTCAAAGTCTACCTCGAAAAACGTTTCGGCGTGTACACAACCAAAGGCTGGAAAGGACTTATTATTAAATCAAGTGTATCTCCAGATAGTGACGTGGACTAACGAAGTTTACACGAAGTTTAAACAAAGTTATGTTACATTTAAATTTGTTAATTTTTGTGCTTTTCAAAAAATGAATTTAAAAACAAGTAATAGTAATAATAGAAATGGAAATCGATATTATTAGGTACAATCTTAAGGACATGCTTGATCTCAGAGGCGACGATGTTTCGTATATCACAGAACACGGAGATGCAGTAGAAACGCAGCGATACTACAACGAACTAATTGTATTAAATACAGACAAAACAACTGTATTTTTTGCATTGAACAAGGACATTGTTAAAGATCTAAAGGTCAAATTGTCTGCTTCCAGTAAAAGTCTAATTGACGAACACAGCACGAAGAATTTCATAGTAGTAATGAATGACGTGTATTCGCCAGTGATGCAGACGTTTTTAACAACGAAAGACAAGGAACTTCAAGAAGACGGAGGAATGTTACAAATTTTCTATGTGAAAGAATTGCTATATAACCCAACTAAGCATAGCCTTGTTCCAGTGCACACAAAGTTGACAGAAGCCGAAACGAAAGAAATTCTTCAGGAATATCTAGCCAAAAAGTCACAGATGCCAATTATCCATCGTACAGATCCCATTGCTCGATGGCTAGGTCTGAAACACGGCGATACCGTTAAGATAACTCGATACAATGATACATCTGGCGAATACTTTTACTATAGAACTTGTGTTTAACTTCGTGTTTACTCAAAAAAATAAAAATATAAATATTAGTAATGACAACAACACAACAAGCGATTAGTCAACTTTATAATATTTTGGAATATTTAAATACAAGTTATCTAACAGGGTTAAGTAGTCCTTATGCAGGAAATGGTGTTACAACATACATGGGTTCACGTTCCGGTGAACTTTTGTCTTTATTACTTTCAGATTATGATCTTTCAAAATATGTAAAACCCAGTGTTAATGATATATACTATTTAGTTAAAGGAAATACAACTGTGCAATCTGGTTCTATTGACAATATAATAAGTACAAATAATGTATCATTGATAATATCTAATAGTTTGGTTTTAAAAGACCCCTTTGAAGCGACTCCTAATGCAAGTGTATATGTATATGGATCAAATAATTACGGATTTCCTAAAATATTACAAAGTTTATACATCACACATGCTGTATTAGATTCAACGAATTTCAAAACATTAACAACAACTGGTAGTCTTCAAGTTACTATATTACCTACAACTGCTGAATCAATGGCAAATGAAAATTACACTCTGACATATGATACAAATAGCGGTTCTTTAACTGTTGTACCTAATCCTAATCCTAATCCAACTTCTACAAATATAAATATAGAAATTTTTGGTTTTACGATCAAAGACCTTGTAACAAATAATATACCAGTATATGTATTACGACGTATATTTTATATGTATATAACTTTATTTCATTTCAAATTTGCTAATCAATTCTCAAAAGCCTCAGTATCTGTTGGTAATTCAATTTGCAGACAAATATACAGTATCATAAATAATTTAAACAATGATATTTCAGGAAATGGAGTATATCAACAGGTAATAACTGCATTAACTCAAAACCAAGGAGAATATTCTCAACGCCAAAATGATATTAAAAACGTTAATAACATTATTCAAAATAATAATATACAAAACAAAAAACAAATAGAAGTGTCAAATTCCCGGAGCATAACAAATAAACAGGCAAATGTTTTTACAATTATAGCTACTATATTCTTGCTAATTATAACATTATTTGCATGCGGTTTGGTATTGTATCCTGCGGATAAAAACATAAAACTGATACTCGCAGCAATTTTGTTTGTAAGTGCAATTACAATGGGTATTGTATTATACATATCTTACATCAAAACAGTTGGTATTGAAAACTTTGGTTTGCAAGAGAATTTTGCACTTGCTGACACTGTACCTGAATATAATAGTATGATCGCAATTTCTACAAATATAAAACTTTCGATGTTTCAATCACTTGTAACATTTTTGCAGAATACTGATAGAATTCAGAATAGCTTGATTGCTTACAAAGGTTTTGAAGACGTAAACGAAGTACTAGACAACGAATTGAATTTCTATAATTCTGTATATTTCACACAAGATAATAATGCGAAGAAGATATCAAATTCGAGCAATTTGACATTATTGTCTTCAAAAGAGCGTAAAAACAGAATGTATTTGATGATCAGTTTGTCAATTGTGATTACATTGACAACTTTGCTGTATGTAGCAACTGATTCAAACCCTTCTTTACAAATGAAAATATTAATTATTGGAGGAATATTAGCAGGACTAGTGTTTTCATTTTACGTAATGGCTACAAATGCTTTTGTTCATACAAATGGCACAAAAGTCTATTGGAATAAACCTAAAGTTCCAGGGGTTTCTTAAACAATCAATGAAATCCCAAGGATCTTGTTCTTGTTCCAAGGATCTTGTTCCAAGAATATCTTGTTCCAAGAATATTGTTCCAAGTATATTATATTGATATGATATAGAAAATGGCTCAAGTTCCAGTTCAGGATATAACAACACTTAGAATAAATATAATGAAAGAGTTAGCGAATATCAATAAAGTATTGGTAATGGAAAATGACTGCTTTAAGGATTCATTGTATTTTGGAGGATTAGGGGATTTAAGTACAAATGCATATGACATATCAAAAATAAATGAGAACGAGTTATTTCGAAAGCTTTTAAGTGAAGAACCGGATCCAGGTAATATCTTAGGTGCAACAAGTAGTGATGTTCATGCTTTAAGTACGAATGTCAAAGTTGATAATAATTCCAGTTTAAGTTTAAAGAGTGTATATTGCACTTTATGTGTTCTACATACAGCATTGCAAGACAGTAATATCCAGCAATTAAAAAATAAAGTAGATGTCAATGTATATTACAACAATGATCCGTTTATGAACATGGCAAATAAGATTGATAATACATTGTATCATACAGTATCATATAATGGAAATTCAATAAGCATAGCAGGGTCATTAAATAGTAGTATTTCAGTAGATGTCGACGGTTTGTTTAAAAACAATGTGCTTTCAAGTATACTAAATAATAACTCTTTCGGATGTTTGTATGTCGTTAGAAGAATAGTTTACATGTATATCTTTCTAATTAGAACTCACTTAGCAATAGGGAATTATACTGCAAATACTAGAAATGCGGGTTCGCTTAGCTTCATACAAGACAATATAATTAATAAAATCGCAAATATAAACTACAATTCACGTGACGCGACTGGTACGTTGAGTCAATTGAATGCAAGCAGCTCCACATTTAATCAGATGTACCTCACAAATACAAGTAATATAAATAATACAAATAGTAATTTAGATATATCAAAGAAAACTAGTGCGATCGCTAAAGATGTATATAGTTCTCGCGAAAAAACACAGGGCAAAACAAATATATTAATACTTGTGACAACAATAGTACTGTTAAGTTTAGCAGTAGGTATAATAGTTACATACATTGCTCCATTTGAAAAACACATGAAACTAAAATCACTTGTTACGATGGTTGCAGTTGCCTGTTTATTTGGATTTGGTATGCACATTGCAAATACAAAATTCATCAGCGAACATTTCTATTCAGTGTCTACAGTTACTTTAGACACAGGTATAAAAGAAAATGATATATTAAAAATTGTATTAAAATACATTGGGGATTACGTAACTGACACAGTAAGCATTGACAACACCTTAAAAACATTTAGGATGTTTCAAAATGCAAGCGCGTCAATTCATAAAGAGGGATTGTTCTATAATTCGATTAACGACACAATAGTTAATCAAACTGCAAAAACAAAGGGTGCAACAAATTTAGTTACTCACACATATGAAGAACAGATAAACAGAATGTATCTATTTATAACATATAGTATTGTGTTAACAACAGCTGCATTTTTCTATGTCTTTTTCGATGAAAATGAATCCGTGCAAAGCATTGTCATGTACATCGCAATTGCGATACTTGTAATTGCATTTATATTCTATATACTAGAAGTGAATGTAAGAGTGCGAACAGACGGCAAGAAATTCTATTGGATGAAAGAAACTGTATCATCCGGTTAATTTTTTAAGATTACTGTAGTATATATTTATTTCATCATTGTACAAGTCTTGGTATTTTCTAAATCCGTGTTGTTGTAACCAAGACATAGAATATATATTAAGGGGGTGATGTTCATTTAAAAGAATATTGATACAGAGAAAGTATATCATTATTAACACAATACTCCAGAAAACGGAGCGTGTGCTCAAATAAAACATACCAAACAAGGTTGCTATTTTTCCGAAAGGCGAATTAATAACTACTTTTTGTGCATCGGTCAAATTTATTGACAAATGCTTGGATCCTGTATGCATTAATAATGCCGCCAACAGTGAAAATGGATCTGGCATTAAACCCTACCAGTATTCAGGATAAAATTTCAAAATGGCGCGGGACCCGGTTCCTCATGTCCAAAAGACTCTGAAAACTCTGGCATTACACTAACTTGCGCTCTGCTTTGCGCTTCGCTGTCGTGCGCTTCGCTGTAAGACGCTTCGCTGTAAGACGCTTCGCTGTCGTGAGCTTTGCTTTTGCTGTGTGACGCTTCGCTGTCGTGCGCTTCCATCACTTCCATCGCTTCGCTGTAAGGTAGGGAAATGTCGGAGCGATCAAATTCTACTGTTTTTACGCGTTTGCTACCAAGTGATATTTTATCTAGAGTTACTGCGGCGATGCATAAAATCAGGATAGCAGACAGTTCAATACTCCATTTAGATACGAGCAATGCGACTAGAATGGCGAGTATTATAATAGCAGGGTGTTTCCATACATTAATAACCCATACAGGATAAACAGTTTTTGTTTGAAAGGCGAAAAATACACATATACCAGATATTAAACCGATTATTAATCCTTTGATGTCCATCTACACGTTTTAGCGAAAATTTTTTACACTATGGTTTTATAGGGGATATGTGCAGTTTACAAGAAGCATATAATATACCATCATTTGATCCTAATGGTATGAAAAAGAAAAGAGGAACGACAGCACCTTTGAGAGAGACTTTTACAGATGGCTCTATGTATAGCTCTAAAGGGGCTACAAGTTATAACATACCTGCATCAGCAACAAATGCCGCAGGTTACGCGGGTCGTGCATCAGACAACCAATTCTATTGCAACAACTACGGAATATGTGCAGAAAAATTCACCGCTCCACCCCCACCCACACAGCAGCCTCAGCCTCCTGCACAACCGACACAAGTTCCCGTACCAGGTACGTGCGGTGTATCTGCACCTAATTACATGTATCCAATGTCTGATGCCGAAAAGAAACAATACGATACAGCTGTTTCACAGTCTTTAAATGACACACCGTTATTTGCTCCAGTATTGTCTTCCCCACCCCCAATGAGAAAGGTAGACATGAATAATGTCGGTGGTTACTACGATGAGTCTTTAGAGCAATACTTACAAACAAAGGATTTCAATGCAAGTGCTAAAATGCCGAAACTAGAACAAGCACCTGATCAACAAATCCCATTACTAGAACAGCCTCAACCGATTTCAGCTCAACCTGTGGTAACAGCAACAAAATCAGACAAACACACGTACTATTTTGATATATTTTTATTTATAGCAGCAGGTATATTAATAATTTTATTATGTGATCAGTTATTCCGCTTAGGAATGGCATTAGGTATAAAAGAAACTGTTACATTATTAGAACCATATATGAAGAAACTTGGCTTAAACGAAGAGGTAAGTTAAAACAGTCGCAAAGGAGTCATTGACGCCGGAGGGTTTGAAATTGGGTTTTTGGGTTTTGAGTTCTTAATTTTTGTGTCCTCAGGTTTCCATGAAATGTATATAACACAAAAATTTGGAGGAGGTAGTATTTGTACCAAGAATCCGTTTTTCCGCAATGTTTCGATTACGTAATCGGTACATTCGCGTATATCGTACAACGGATAGCCATACAAAAGACCAGGGATTTCATAAAACGTGTTCATTGCTCCATGAGTACTTAAGTTTCGTATACGTTTATGTATCAACTCAAGGATACGATCAAAAGCAACTTTTCTTTTTGTGTTCCTTTTATTCTGTAAAGTATATAATTCATTAATATCTAAAAAAGGAGTGGGCATATCCTAAAAACTAGTTTAAGATTAAATTTACATAAATTTACATATGACAAAATTGGAGGCTTTGATATTTGGTGCAGGTGGATTTTGTGGTATGGTATATCTAGGTATACTTCGATATATTCAGGAGAATAATATAAATATAAATAATTTTGCAGGGACATCTATTGGTGCTATATTTGCATTGTTAGCCAGTTTGTATAAGAACGTTTCTTATTGCAGTATTGAATCTCGAATTAAAGAGGTAATGACATCTGAAGAGTTTCAGTGTCTTGACGTAACTGCATTAGATTTATTTAAAATTATAGACAGACTAGGAATAGACGACGCAGAACGTATAAGTTTATTATTTGAAGGGTATATACCAAAAAATATTACATTTTTAGAACACGCTAAAAAAACAGGTACACATTTAGTTATATGTTGCACGTCTATAGACAATTACGAACCAGTGTATTTCTCTTTTGAAAACACACCAAATGCGTGTGTATTAGATGCGGTTAGGGCATCGTGTGCAATACCAGTGGTTATATCTCCAGTAAAAATAGGAAACAATTACTATGTTGATGGTGCAATAGTAATGCCGGTTCCTGTTTATGCATTTGGTTCCAATATTAATAAGGACAATATGCTTGTGAATATTATAACTTCTTTTCAAGTGAAACAGCCGAACGAAACTGCTTCTGTTGTTCCCAGTTTTGATATGTTTATAGATTGTATAAAAGTACATTCTTTGAAAAATCATTTTGCATACACGTTACTCAAAGAGCAATACACAAATCTGATAGAGTTTCCAGAGTTCCCGATACCTTTCCTTCCATTACATATCGAAACGGAAGATGACAAAATAAAATCGTTGAGATTAAAGTTTACAACAGAAGATATAGACAGATGTATAGCAGTTGGTTATAAATCAATATATGAATCTACTTTGAAATAAATTGTTTAATACCGTTCATAAATCCATCAGAGGTTCTGTCACCAGAGTATATTTGTGCTTTGCTTCCATCCACATCGGTATCATAATCCATAACAAATGAAGGGAATCCTTTAATTAAAGAAGAGTATTTAACAACATCTGGGTCGTTGGTATTGGTTCCATCGACTTTCTTAGGAATGATTATAACGTCAGTAGACTTTCCGGCGGCTTTAATAAATTTATTCCAGACGCTATCAGGGTCGGCATTCCTAGAAGAGTCCACTGCCTCGCAATGAGGACATCCCGGCATATAGAAGAAATAGAATATTACTTTTGGTGCATTGCTAAACTTTTCCTTCTTTTGCCACAATTTAACTAATAATATAATAATTATAACAAACGCGATCAATGCCAAAACCCCTCTTAAAACATTTGTGTTGGATGATTTAGAAAAAGCCATTCTAACTAAAGAGT